CAGGCGATGAAGAGCCAGCAGACGACATGCCAATGGACATGGATGCAGAACCAGGCGACGACGAGGAACCTGAAGAAGAAGCATATGCTTTTGAAGACGAGGAAGTTGAAGAAGCGGCTGACGAAGAAGTTGAAGAATCAGAAGAAGATTTAGATGAATCAGCAAAATCAGTAGCAGAAATTATGCGTGAATACACAGACAAAATTTCAGCTACAATGGGCGACAACGGCGCAAACTCAAAATCAGTAGTTGCAGGCAAAAACGATATGGGCGGAACAACAGCAAATATCGCAAAAGGCGACACAGCTAATGATGGTGAAGTAGGCAAAGGTTCAAAAGTCAAAGGTATGGCGTTGAACGACCAAAACCCAAAAGAAGATAACGCAGGGAATGTAAATGTTCCAGGCGGTAAAGCTGCTAAAGCAGGCAGCAATCAACCTGGCCACGGCGCTGAGAAAAAGGGCAAGCCAGAGACAGCCGATAAAGGTGCAGGCTCACCTTTAAACGGTGCTCCAAAGAGAGCAAAATAAGGACTGAAGAATGAGACTACTAAACGAACATTTGAGTTTCGATCAAGCTAGAATTGTAGTTGAGTCTGCCAATGAAGGTAAAGATCTTTTTATGAAAGGTATTTGTATTCAAGGCGGCGTTAGAAACGCAAACCAGCGTGTATATCCCGTTAATGAAATTGGCAGGGCTGTCACCACACTCAACGAACAAATCAGTGGTGGCTACTCAGTGTTAGGCGAAGTAGATCATCCAGAAGGACTTAATATCAACCTTGACCGTGTATCACACATGATTACTGAAATGTGGATGGACGGTCCAAACGGTTACGGTAAACTAAAAATACTACCAACTCCGATGGGACAACTAGTTAAAACAATGCTAGAAAGCAGTGTTAAACTTGGTGTTTCATCGAGAGGTAGTGGTAACGTTAGTGAAAGCGGTAACGGTGAGGTATCAGATTTTGAGATAATCACTGTAGATGTTGTTGCACAACCAAGTGCACCAGGTGCTTATCCAACACCGATTTACGAACACCTTATGAATACCCGTGGTGGTTATAAGGCGTTCCAAACATCAAGGGAAGTTCAAGGCGACAAAAAGGCACAGAATTATTTAAAGGAATCGTTGATTAACATTATCAACGGTCTCAAATAGGAGAGTAAACAATGTTAGATGCACTAAAATCACTCTTCGAAAATGAAGCACTATCGGAAGAAGTGCGTTTGGACTTAGAAGAAGCATGGAACGCAAAGGTGAAAGAAAATCGCCTACAAGTTACTGCGGAACTACGTGAAGAATTTGCTAAAAAGTATGAACATGACAAAACAACAATGGTTGAAGCCATTGATGCTATGATCTCAGAAAAACTAGCAGAAGAAATTGCTGAATTCCAAGAAGATCGCAAGCAACTTGCAGAAGCGAAAGCGAAATTTGCAGTAGCACAGCGTAAAAATGCAACTCTAATGAAAAACTTTGTTTCAGAGCAATTAGCAAAAGAAATTAAAGAACTACATTCTGATCAAAAAGCAACTGCTGATAAGTTTGTTGCACTTGAAGAGTTTGTAGTTGAATCGCTTGCAAAAGAAATTGCTGAATTTTACGAAGACAAAAAAGACCTTGCAGAGACGAAAGTTCGTCTTGTTCGCGAGGGCAAAGCGCATGTTAATAAAGTTAAAAAAGACTTTATTCAAAAAAGTGCTCAGATGGTATCAGAAACAGTGTCAAAAGGTCTCAAAAAAGAGATTTCAGCATTGAAAGAAGATATTGATCAAGCACGTAAAAACGACTTTGGACGTAAACTATTCGAAGCATTTGCTAACGAATATTCACACAGCTATCTAAACGAGAAATCAGAGACAGCAAAACTTCTAAAAGTTATGGAATCGAAAGACAAGCAACTTAACGAAGCACGTGAAGCAGCGTCAAAAGCAATTAAACTTGCTGAAAAACAAGCTCATGAAAACAAAATGATCAATGAGTCAATTTCACGCAAAGATAAACTTAACGAGTTGGTATCGCCATTGGCAAAAGATCAACAAGAAATAATGATGGACTTACTAGAGTCAGTTCAAACAACGAAACTAAAATCAGCGTTTGACAAGTATCTACCGGCAGTTATCGACGGCAAAGGTCCAGCGAAGAAGGCAGTTTTAGCAGAGGCAAAAGAAGTAACAGGCAATAGACAAAACAATGACATGAAAAAAGCAGACGTAGACCACAATGTGGTTGATTTAAAACGTCTTGCAGGACTATAAAAGGAGAAAAAAATGTCAGAACTACTAGAAAGACGCTGGCACGAGACTAAAGGAGCACTTCTTGAAGGCCTTTCAGGCAACAAAAAAGCTGTAATGGCGTCAACGCTAGAAAATACTCGCAAGTATTTGGCTGAGACAGCAACAGCTGGTGCTACATCTGCCGGTAACATCGCAACATTAAACCGTGTGATCCTACCAGTGATCAGACGTGTTATGCCAACAGTGATCGCAAACGAATTAGTTGGCGTTCAACCAATGACTGGCCCAGTTGGCCAGATTCACACACTAAGAGTCCGCTACAGTGACGCCTTCACAGGCACATCAGGTGGCTCAACATCAGCAGGTGAAGAAGCACTTTCACCATTTAAGATTGCTGAAGGTTATTCAGGTAATGCTGACGGTAAAGCAGACGCAACTGCTACCAAAGAAGGCACAGCTGGTAACAGACTAAGCATCCAGATCTTGAAACAAACTGTTGAAGCTAAAACACGTAAGCTATCAGCACGTTGGACATTCGAGGCAGCACAGGATGCGCAGTCACAACACGGTATTGACGTAGAAGCAGAAGTAATGGCGGCCCTAGCGCAAGAAATTACTGCTGAAATCGACCAAGAGGTTCTACGTAGCCTATCAACACTTGCAGGAACAGGCACAGACACTTATAACCAAGCGGCTGTATCAGGCACTGCAACATTCGTAGGTGACGAACATGCAGCATTAGCAGTTCTAGTTAACCGTGCAGCAAACAGAATCGCACAAAGAACACGCAGAGGCGCAGGTAACTGGGCTGTTGTTTCACCAGCGATCCTAACAGTGCTACAATCAGCAACAACTTCAGCATTCGCAAGAACAACTGAAGGCACATTTGAAGCACCAACAAACACAAAAATGGTCGGCACACTAAACAGTGCAATGAAAGTATATGTAAACACATATGCAGACGACGACGATGTGCTAGTTGGTTACAAAGGAACTTCAGAATCAGACGCAGCAGCGTTCTACTGCCCATACATCCCATTGATGTCAAGTGGCGTTGTTCTAGATCCATCAACATTTGAACCAACCGTATCATTCATGACACGTTATGGTTATGTTGAGCTATCTAACACAGCATCGTCGCTAGGTAACGCAGCTGACTACCTAGAGAAGGTAGAAGTTAACGCAGGTAACCTAGCATTTAGCTAAGTTTTACTTTATTACAAGAAAAGGCCCTACGGGGCCTTTTTTTATGGTTAAATAACAAAAAGGAGTTATTATGTTTACTGGAACTGTGATCAAATATAATACAAAAAGAAAATTCAATGTTATTATGCCAGACAAATGGGGTAGCACACGTATGGACATTTTGTTTGAAACTGCAAACTTTGATAAATTTAAATTAGGTGATAAAGTTGAATACAATTACACTGAAGTAAATGGAAAAAGATATGCAGAAAAAATTACAAAAATAGGTTGACCTCTACGTATTTTTTTGCTATATTATGTATATAACAAGACGTTGTTATACGGGTTGGCTGAATAAGTTCTTATAACATGGAACTAAAGCATTACTGAAGGAACTTTAGCGGGTTTGCCTTAGCGGGTGCAAGTAAGTAAGACGACAGTTTAGACAGGTAGTGTTATCGGTTCGTCTTTGGAGGATCCTAACCCTTCATCCACTTTTATAAAAAGGTCTACTCCGGTAGGCCTTTTTTTATGACATTATAACCCATTTTTTCTTTTTTGATAAATACTATGTAAAGGTAAACATGTCTTTGGACTTATGCGGACCCACCGCGTAGACCTAGAACGTCAACAAAGGAGAAACAATGGGACGTCCAGTAAATAAAAGAAATTTTGGCGCAACTGGTGCATCTGATGCAACAGTGCCAATTCGCTTCCAAACAGGAGGCACAGTATATGAAGGTTATATTCTTTCACAAAGAGGAACAAACAAATTTAATTGTTCAGATGATGGCGGATCAAACACAGCAGTATGTCGCTTAACATCAGATGGTTCTGCACCAAACGCAAATGGCGAAGCTCAAATTATAGGCATAGGCGCAGGTGGTAGTGCTATAGCAGTTAAAAAATTGTTCAACAGAACAGCAGTAGATTACGATAACAATCGTTACACATGGGAAGCAGAAGATGACTCTACAGAATCACTACTGCGTCTAACTGCTATCTAAGGAAGTTAAATGTCTAGACTTGTTCAATACAAACCAAATGTAGACCACTACGAAATTGCACTTAAAGATGGTGCCACCATTGAATTAAATGTTGGCTCCAGTGGTGCAGTTAATATTCCTGGTGATCTAAATGTTACAGGTGCAGTTACACAAACTGAACAAAACAACATTGTGGTTAGTGACAACACAATTAGACTTAACGACGGAGAAACAGGAGCAGGTATTACTCTAGGTGACGCTGGTATAGAAATTGACAGAGGAACTAGAGACGATGCTGAGTTTTTGTTTGACGAAAGTTTATTCACTATAAGAGATGGTGCACAATACGGCGGTGCATTTACAATGAAACTAGCAAATGGTGATCCTATTGGATTGTATGCAACTAGTATATTGGCACCATCTGGTGATAACATAACAATTAAACCAGACAACGGTTTGGTTGTTGTAAGTGAAAGTTCGTCAGAAGAATATGAAAAAAGAGTATTTCCATATACAGGCGATGATATTAGCACAAACGTTGGTAATCCAGATGGATTAGCAAGTCCTAATAATATCAATGCCGTTCCAAACATTCAAGTTGTCAAGGATTATGTAGCAGGTTATTTCAACTACAACTTCCAAGACAGACTTGTGTTAGGAGAGCTTACACCTACAGAAGTTAGACTATATGATGCAGAAGATGATATTTTAGAAACAAGCAGAATTAGTCTTACAGTTGAAGGCGTAAACAATTTTACACTATATGAATCAAGACTTGAAATTGAAGATGTTAAAATAGAAGGTAACATCATACGTCCAGTAAGTTTAGATGAAGATCTAATCTTGCGAGGCGGTCAAACAGGCGGCAATGTGAAAGTAGACAGTTACTTAGAAATGACTATAGAAACTGATCCGGATGCACCCGATGCTGGCGTCTTGCTTTATAGTAAAACACTTGGTGATGGAGGCACAGGCTTATATTTTAAAAACTCAGATGACACATCGGATGAATTTGTAAGTAGAAATAAAGCATTGCTTTATAGTATAATATTTTGAGGTAAAAAATGGCAATTGTAAACGCAGACATAGCAACAACTGATACAACATTGTTGACAGTTCCAGCAGAGAAAAAATTTGCATTAACAACATTACTTGTTTGCAATACTGAAGCAGACGACGGAACTGGTAGCAACGATACAAAGTTTGATTGCCATATTATACCTAGTGGAGAAAGTAAGACAGATACAAACAAGATATTGAATGATCTGTCAGTATCAGCAGCAGATACTTTTACTTTTTCAGCAGAAAGATTGATATTAGAAGCAGGCGACAAAGTTGTTTTAGTCGGACAAGCACCAACAAACTTGTCTGCTACATTAAGTTATTTGGAAGTGTAAATGGGATTTATTAAACAACAATCGTTACATACCAGGAAAGTAGGCGATAAAACTTTTGTATTAACTGCAGACGGCAATATGGAAATGAATCTTGCCGATGGCAAAGAATTCAAAGTTGATGCAGACTTGGTTATAACTGGTAATGCTAGTGGACCAAAAACAGACAATGTTTATTATGTTAGCGAAGCAGGTAGTGATGATAACGATGGTCGGAGTGCTGACAAAAACGGTGCATTTGCAAGTATTAAAAAAGCTGCTGAAGTTGCACCGAGTGGTTCAACAATCATTGTTGCACCGGGTGATTATTATGAAAACAACCCAATTACACTAAGAGACTTTGTTACTGTTACAGGACAAGGTGAATTAAGAAATACTAGAGTATTTCCTAAAAACGATACTCAAACAATATTCTTTATGGGTAACGGTTGTTACCTGTATCAAATTACATTTAGAGCTTTAAGAGCACCAGGTTGGTGTGCAGAAATTCGTGAAGGCGCAAGAGTTACTACATCGCCATATATCCAGAATTGCACCAATATGAATGGTCCGTGGCTTAATGACGGCACTGAATTTATTCCATTTGAAACAGTGCAAATTGAGGGCATAGAAGCAGGCGCAAGACCTTTGCTTGTTGAAGATTATCCTGATTTACCAGTAGGCAAACAAGTCAACCCTGATGGTGGCGGAGGCGGCCTTTTAGTTGACGGTGACAAGTATGATCAATCGTCACTGGTTTTCAGTTTTGTTGCTGATGCATTTACACAAATTGCCCAAGGTGGTATTGGTTTCCACATTACAAACTTTGGTTATACACAGATTGTTAGTTGCTTCTCTGTTTTCACATCTGTTGGATTCTTAGCAACTAAAGGTGGGTATCTAAGTATTTCAAACAGTGTTAGCGACTTTGGCACAGTAGGTGTTAAGGCTGATGGATTTTATCCAATTGCATACAGTGATGCTTTACCCGATCAAGATTATTTTTCTAGTGTCGGCAGTGTAACAATCAATACACCAGGCGTAGGATATACAAGTGCACCAACAGTAATAATCGATGCACCATTAGGTGCAGGCGGAACACAGGCTACCGGAACAGCGTCAATTGATGCAGCAACAGGTGAACTAAATGCTGTTACTATTGTTACCAGCGGCAGCGGCTACGATAGAATACCAACTATAAGTTTTGCAGGAGGAGGTGCAACAGTTCAAGCTACTGCAACTGCTAACCTTTCGACTAACCAATTTATTGATATATCAAGTTTAAGAGACAAACCTCAGACTGGTAGTATTATTACATTTGAAGGTGATGATAATTATTACTATATTACATCTACGGACATTACAACTAATCCGTTTGTCTATAATGTTGAAACTTGTAAAAGAGATACAAGACGCATAGTTGATGCTGTATTAGGTGATATTGTATTAGGAACAAATTATCAAAGTATTGCAGCTGGAACAAGTTACTTGCGAGCTACTTCTAGTAAAGTTCTACTTGATCAGTTAGCACCTACTGTATACGGTATTGAAACTGCTCGTGACGAAATGAAGGCATTGACAACAAACAATGCATTAGAAGAAGAAATTGACAATAGGTTTGCTATTATCACACAGATTATCAACGCTGGTGATAGCACAGGAACACCTGATTTAATATGGAATGAACTAAGCAGTATCGAAGACGAATACATCAATGCTAAGGATAATGTCTTTGTAAATAGAGAATTTATTATCAAAGAACTTACTGCTTATATAAATGATCAATTTACTGAATTAAGTTACAACCAAGGTGAATTTGAAACTACAATGAAAAATTTCATCACTGCAACAGCATACAATGTTGCGTTAGGTGGAGATCATTTGTTAATCAGACATGCTCAAGAATATCAAACTAGAGAAAGACACGAAGCTCTATTAGTTGATAGTTTTGAATATATGCGTGATACAATCCTTGGATACACAAATGTTGATGCAAGTGTTACTGCCGAAAACAGAGTAACAGAAGCATTTGCAAAACTCACTAACCTTGTAACCGACGGTGATAGTGCAGGCATTGTATCTACATTCGACGAACATGTAGGTGTTGAAACAAATAGAGCAGATGCAAAAGATCATCTACAAGCCAACAGAGATTTTATTGCTGCTGAATTTGTTGCATATATTGAAGATACATATTCAGCATATGAATTTACAGAAGCAACTTATGTTGACGCTATGGAAAAGTATGTGGATGCTTTGACATTTGATATTTTGTATGGCGGTAATGCTGCAACTAAATTTGAAACTGAATTCGTTTATGAAAATTTAGGTGTTGCAGATTTAGCCGCAACGAAACGCACACAATTAGAGGATGCGTTTGCAAGAATAAGATTTGTTATTTCTCGTGTTGTGAGAGGTTTAAGTGTTACAAAAACAGACGGTAATGCTGAAACACAAGACACTACAAGCGATAATGCAACACAAACTGAAGCATCTGAACTAGACGGATTAATACAAATTACAGAGGCAGCTATCAATGCTAATAGTTTGAGCGATATTGGAACAAAAACATTTCCACTATTTGCAGATGAGTCACAAGCATTACAAGATGCTGCAAACATTATTATTAGTAACAGAGACACCTTGGTTACAGACGCTATTGCTCAGAACCTGGCGAATTATCCTGATTTAACTTATGATATTACAAAGTGTAAAAGAGATGTTGGATACATAATCGATGCTATCTATAGAGATGCACAATTAGGAACTAACCATAACAGTATTACAGCAGGTTTAGCATATAAAAGAGCCAACGTTGCTTACTTGAATGAACAACAAAAGCCAGCAACTATTCTTGCTTTGAGATATGCAAAGGATGAATTAAAAGACGCAGCCGATGGCGAAGCAGCATTCCAAAACACAGTTGAAGAACTTTTTGAAGATGTTTTGGACATTATCGAATTTGATCAACAACCGAGTTCAGGGCAATTGTATCCAGAACCAGGTCCGGCAAGCACAGAACTTATCAATGCTTTGAATCAAATTGTTGATAACAAAACTTTCTTAACAAAAGAAACAGTTGCATTTATCAACAACCAATATTTTGTTTATGATCAGTCTAAGTGTGAAAGAGATACAGGACTAATCATTGATGCAGCATATTACGATGCAGCACTAGGCACTAACTATAATGCAGTAACAGCAGGTTTGGCTTATCAAAGAGCTAACAGTGATTATGTAATTAGCGATCAACAAACTGAAACTGTAGGTGCAATTACATTTGCAAAAGGTGAAGCACAAACTTCAACATCTGGTGATGCAACAGCCCAAAGTAGAGTCGGTGCAGCATTTGATGAAGTGTTAGACATCATTCAAAATGGTGTTGAAAGCACAGACACAGCAGCTGATCCTTTAGTGTTTGCAGAGCCTACAACTGCTACAGCAGGACAAATTGCCGCTAAAGATCAATTGCAAAACAACAGAGCATTTTTAGCAAAAGAAGCAGTTGCATACGTAGAAAACAATTTTGAAGAATTTAGTTACAATAGAGATGAAGTAGCAAAAGAAGTAGAGTTTGTTATGGATTCTATTTCGTTGGATATTGCATTAGGAACCAACTACAATGCTGTCACAGCAGGTTTGAGCTACCAACGTGCAGGAACAGATTATCAAACTTCAGATCGTAAATTACAAACACTTGGCTATCTGACAGAACTGAAAAAGCAACTTGTGTTGCTAGGCTTGAGCGATACAGGTGAAACAAAATCAAATGATGCAATTGACGAAGTTATTGACATTGTAGACAACGGCACAGTAAGCACAAATGATGCTGCTGATACACTAGTGTTTCCAACACCTAGCTCGTTGCCTACTACAAATGCGGTAGAAGCAAAAGATCAATTGATTGCTAACAAAGACTTTATCATTGCTGAAATTACTGCATGGATAGCAGTGAATTACCCAAGTCTAACATATGATAGTGACAAATGTGAAAGAGATGTTGGATACATTGTTGATGCATTATGCCATGACATTCTATACGGTGGTAACAGTGCAACTATTGAAGCAGCTAAGAGTTATTTCATAGGATCAGTAAGTCAGCTGGGTGGTAGTGACGAAGTAGAAGCGACTGCTGCTGCCTATAACAGATTAGGCGATGTTGTTGGTGATATTGTTATTGAAGCGACTGTTGTAAAATCAACTGGTAACGCCGAAATACAAGATTTAACAGGAACTCCAGCAAGTTCAACTGAAGCAGATGATGTAGAAGGCTTGGTAAAAATTATAGAAGACGTAATCACTGCTGGTAGTATCAGCGGATTGCCATCTACACAATTACCTAGCATATCATGGGTATCAGGCGGATTACAAGCCGATTACAACACAATACGTGGTAACAAAGACGATACAGTTGAAGCTATTGAAATTTTCATAGCAAACACTTATCAAACATTCACATATGACGAAACAAAATGTCGTAGAGATGTTGAAAGAATAATTGATGCCGCAGCGTATGATGCAACACTTGGAACAAATTATAATGCAATTACAGCAGGATTGGCATATCAACGTGCTAATAGTTCTTATGTGTTGAGTGATCAAAATTTACAAACAGAACTTGCAATCAAATATGTTAAAGAGCGTATTGGTGAATTGGAAATTGAAACTGATTTCAAAAACGCAACTGATGCAGCTATAGATGAAATCTTAGATATTTTCAAAAATGGCACTGTAAGCACAGATGATGCAGCTGATGCATTAACTATTACAGATCCAAACCAAGATGTGAATCATATTCGTGCATACAACGAAATTCAAAACAACAAGCAATTTTTAATCGAAGAAAACATTGCTTGGATTGCTGCAAATTATCCTGCACTAACATACGACGAAACCAAGTGTAGAAGAGACTTGGGATATATTCTTGATGCTTTGAGCTATGATATTTTGTATGACAGCAACTTGGCAAGTAAGAATGCAGCTGAATCATATTTGGTAGGAACCGAAAGTCAATTAGGCGACAGTGATGAAATCACAGCAACAGTTGCAGCATACAATGAACTTAGTTTGGTATTGGCCGATGTTGTTCAAAACATAGCACATGGTAGCTTAGAACAGTCAGGTGTTGCGCAAGATACCACAGGTCCGGGTGCAGATGCAACAACAGCAACTGAAGTTCAACAACTACTACAAATTGTAGAGGATGTAATCAGTGCAGGATCTATTGCAGGTATGCCAGCAGATAATGCACCAGACATAACTTGGGCGAGTGCAGATGACCAAGCAGACTTTGCCACTGTAACAGGTGAAACATCTACTATACAAGACAAAGTAATTTCATATCTAAACGATACTTTCACTAGAGAGTTCACATTCAACAATGCTAAATGTGAAAGAGACACAAAATACATTGTTGATGCTCTTACATATGATATTTTGTATGGTGGTGATAGTGCAACTGTAAATGCAGCAAGAGCATACTGGGTAGGCACTAGCAGTCAAGTAAGTGGACAGCAAGAAGAAACAGCAGCATCATTGGGTTGGTTAAAGACAGTGTTAGGTGATGTTTTACTTGATGTAATTTTTAATGATCCTGAACAAAATGTAGAAGGACAAGATGTATCAGGTGCAGCAGCAGCTACATCAGCAGAAGTCACAAGAGCAAACAGTTTACTTACAACATTCCAAAATGTTATCGAGAATGGTATAGATAACTTACCATCAACTACTTCTTATCCAGATATTACATGGGCTGCATCGGGTATCCAAGCAGCAGTAGGAACGTTGAATTCAGACAAGCAAGATATCATCGATGACACAATCGATTATATTGAAACTACCTATAATGGATTCAGTTATGATCAAGACAAGTGTGAGAGGGATACGGGCTATATCATCGACGCAGTAGCGTTTGATACACTTTACACAGGTAATATTGCAACTCTAATAGCAACTAGAGCTTATTTCTTAGGTGCAGCAAACTATCTTCCTAATGAACAGAAAGCAGCAACAGTAGCAGCTTACCAGCACTTAGCTGATGTTATTGTTAAGTGTGTAGAAGGAACTGCACATACTCCAACAGCAGGCAACACAGAAACACAAATTCTAAGTGGAAACTACGGAACAGGAACAGAAAGTGGTATTGCTTACAACTTGGTCCAAATTGTTAAAAACGCAGTAGATGCACAGAGTCTTGCAGGCACTCCGAGTGAGATCGAGCCAGACTTTAGTTGGCTACCGGCAACTACTCGTAGTGCAGCAGCAAGTATGCTTGCTAAGAAAACAACAATTCAAAACGATACAGTGAAGTATATTCAAGACAGTATTATTGGTTTTGAATACAATGAAGCCAAGTGTGAAAGGGATACAGGCTATATCATTGATGCTGTATTATACGACACATTATATGGTGGTAACAAACAATCAAGACGTGCCGGTTTAGCATACTACAGCGGAACAGTGTTAACAGTTACAAACAGCGATTATACAGATCAAAACGGTATTACTGCATATAGCTACTATTATTTAGGTGATTTGCTGAAGAAAGTTGCATTGAATGACTCGGTCACACGTAGCTACAACAACAACTTAGTTCAAGATAAAACTATTCCTGATTCAACTGCCGAAGTTGGCAACAACTTGAAGTTGCTTACCGATCGTATTGCAAAAGCAGTATTAGACGAATCTACCACAGGCTGGGGTGAAGTTGATCATAACTACGAATTAGGTAGCGGTGTATACAATACTGAAAGATTAACGATACTAGGCAGCTTGGAAACTATTGTTCAAAACACTATTGATGCAATTGGTGAACAATATGGTGGCGAAGCACGTATTAACGTGTTCCCTGGTATTACAAGTGTTCTTTCAACACAACGAGCAAGTCTTTACAACGTGTCAACTATATCTACATCAGGACACGCATTTGAATATGTTGGCGCAGGTATTACTTACAATGCACTTCCATTCTTTGGTGGTGTTCCAATTGCTGATAATGAAATTGTTCAAAGTAACCAAGGTAAGGTTTTCGCAGGCGGCACAGTTGACCAAATTGGTAACTTTAGAGTTGGTGACTTCTTTGCTGTTAACGCACTAACTGGTGCAATTACATTGAACGCTAATCAAATTGACTTAGAAGGCCTAACAAGTGTTGGACCGTTTATTAGAAATGGAATTAGCGTTGGTGTTGAATTAAAAGAGGTTAGTAACAATGCTAACTTAGTTTCAAGTATCGGCACACAGGATATAAACACTGCACCAACACAAAAAGCTGTGTCAACATATGTTGAAAACAGATATCTAAACAAAACTACAGGTGGCACAGTCACAGGTAATATTGTGCTAGATGGTGACTTTGATATCAACGGTAGTGTGTTAAGCACAGATGTTAATTCTTTTGATCTTTTGAATACTACAGCAGAAACAATTAATGCATTTGGTGCTGCAACAACTATCAACATAGGTGCAGCAACAGGGACAGTAACAATCAACCCTGATATGCAAGTTGAAGGTAGTTTGACTGTAAATGGAGATTTTACACTTACTGGTGATGTAAGTTTGAACGTTCCAGACGAAAGTGTTCAAGCATTTAGTATTACAACTGAAGGTAGTATTGATTACATCAGTATCAACACTAGAACAGACAATGAAAAAATCAGTTTTGCTGATAGACCTACTATAGAAATACAAAACACTTTAGAAGCAACAGACGCTACAACAGGTGCATTAGTAGTTGATGGTGGTATAGCTGTTGCAAAAAATGTATTCATTGGTGACGATCTAACTGCACAAGGCAATGTAACATTAGGCAATGACAGAGCAGAAGATACTTTAGATATCAATGCAACTACTGACATTGATTTGCCAGATGATGCAACAGATGTGTTACGTATTCACGAAAACATAAGTGATTACATGGTCATAAACACAACTGACGGAGACGAAGTTGTTGAGTTTGGTGCTACACCTTATGTGAGATTGTTGAGCAACCAAGACGCTACCGATTGGCGCAACGGTGCACTTAGAGTAGCAGGTGGTATCAGTGCAGAACTAGCAATATTTGCAGGAACTGATATTACAGCTATCAGAGATATTACCAGCGAAGGTAACTTGAATGTTAACGGAACAAGTATTTCAACCAGAATGGATTCCGGCACATTTACGCTTCTAAATGAAAATATAATGACTATAGAAGCATTTGGTGAAGCTGATAATATTACAATAGGTGCTGACGCAGGATTGTTGACTATCAACAACGAGCAAGTGATAATTGACAGTGTTGCATCACTTCAAGTTCCTGTAGGAACTGATGCAGAAAGACCATCGGCAGCAACTGGCCAAGTTAGATTTAACACTGACAGCACAACATTTGAAGGTTATGATGGAACAGCATGGGGTGCACTAGGTGGTGTAAAAGATGTTGACCAAGATACATTTATACGTCCTGAATCGACACCGGGTGCTGATGAAGATCAATTAGAATTCTTTACAGCAAATGGAAAACGTGCAACTATTACAAACAACGAGTTTATTATTGAATCTACAAATAATGTTGTTGTTAACAACACTGATGCAAGTGAAGATGTTAACAGTGGTGCACTTACAGTCGCAGGCGGTGCAGGATTTGGTAAAGAAATTCATGTAAATGATTATGTTGGTGGTAACAGTTCAGGCGTTCTTACACTAACAAATTATGCAAGTGATAAAATTGTAATCAAAGCCGAAACTATTGAAACAAATGAAGAACTAAAATTAATTAGCAACCTTCCTGATAGTGCAGCTGACGATATTGCATACCCAATGACATTTGCACACCATACTCAAAGCGGCACACCTGTTGCTGGTAGCGGAACTGGTATCAGGTTTGAATTAGAAACTACAAATGCTAACTTTGAGACAGGTGGTCAATTAGATGTTATAGCGCAAGATGTAACCAGTGGTCAAGAAGACTTTGATATGGTGTTTAGCACCATGATAGGCGGTAGTGTAGTTGAAAAATTACGCTTAGGTGAAAACACAGCAACACTTACAACCAGTTTACAAGTTGACAATAATCTTACTGTAACTGGATTGCTAGATGCTGCAAGTATTACTGCAAGTATCTTTGCTGATGACAGCACAGAGATGTTGGATGCTATCAGTAACAGATTGACAGTAACCACTGGTCAGATTGGTGAATTAACACTCACAACTGATCTTGCTGTAGAGCACGGCGGGACAGGCGTAGGAACATTTACAACTGATGGTATACTGTATGGTAACACTACAGATCCTGTTCAAGTTACAGATGCAGCAGGCACAAGTGATATATCAGAATCATTCCAAGTGCTTACAGTTACAAGTGCAAGTGATACAACACCAGTTTGGACTGATACAATTGATGGTGGTAGCTTCTAAAAAGCTGCCACATTTACTCCTATGATAAATAATACTACAGCGATTTCTATCGTGTAGTTATGGGCGTCTATATAGACCTGACCCGACCCTAAATAGGAGACAGCCGAATGGCAACAAAAATTAGACACAAGCGAAGTGCGGTCGCTGGTAGAGTTCCGGGCGTAGCGCAACTTGAATCAGGCGAATTAGCTATTAACACAGCAGATGGTAAAATTTACTTACTGCGTGATGACAACACAGTCCAAGACATTACAAAAAGAATTTTTGAAGGTAACTCAGAAGTTAAAGTCGACGACTTGGCAGATAGCACAACTGCTTCAATTAGTATGACTGTGAACGGCACTGAAAAGCTGACAGTTACAAATGCTGGGTTTAATTTTAAAGACAATTTAGACATAGAAGATGCTGGTAAGATTACATTTAGAGAACTTACTGCATCTGGTGAAGACGGTATCAGTATTAAAGCTCCTAACACACTTGATGCCGGCTATGATCTTGTTTGGCCTACCTCTGCAGGTTTAAACGGTCAAGTTTTAGCGGTCGATGGTGATGGTCAATTATATTTTAATGACGCTGACATATTTGGTGGTAATGTTATCTATGTGTCACAAGAACAAGGTGATGACGAAAATGATGGTCAAGCTGCTCCAGTAAAAACAATTAAACGTGCTTGTCAACTTGCATCTGCTTTGGTTTATAACGCCGATGGCACTATTAACTTCAAACGTATTAACATCAAGGTTGCTGTTGGTGACTACACAGAAGACAATCCAGTTATTATTCCTGATAACACAGTTATCAAAGGCGACGGTTTGCGTGGTTGTATCGTGCGTCCGGCAAATGCTAATCTTGATATTTTCCGTGTTCGTAATGCATGTTACTTTGGTGAATTTACATTTAGAGATGGTGTAGATTCAAACTTTGTTCCGTTGATCACAGGTGACTATTGTATGGCATTTGACGATCCTGATGCAACTGATGTTACCGATCGTGATGACTACACAAACTTGCCTAATACAAAACCTACAATTACAACTTCACCATATATTCAAAACGCAAGTATTATTTCGTTTTTAGGTTTGAACGGTGCTAAAATTGACGGTAGTAAAGTTGAATCTCCTAACGTTCCGGTAAACCAAATCGAAGCTGAGAATCCAGTTGTTGGTGCTATTCCTGAACAAGGTAAATCAATGGTTGCTAACGCATTTACCATGCTTAGTTTCGGCGGCACAGGTTGGCGTCTAACCAATGATGCTTACGCACAGATCGTTAGCTGTTTCCAAATCTTCCTACTCAATGGTGTGTATACACAGTCAGGCGGTTATTGTTCTATTACCAACTCTGCTACAAACTTTGGTTTGTATGCTCTACGTTCATCTGGTTATTCACCAAAAGCATTCCAATTTGATAGATCATTTGTTAATGCTACAGGTCAAAGCGAAGGTAAACAAACGCTTACTATTGTTGGTATAAATCGTGATGCTCCTGTTGAAGAATTTGTTTTACGTTTTAGAGAACCAGGATACAAAGTTGCTTATGATCTGTTGAACTTGAACAAAGACTTGATTGCTGCTGATACAGTGACTTGGATCAACGGTGAGATATCTGGTGCAAGTGAAAGTATATGGGCAGGCTTTACATACAACGAAGACAAGTGTCGTAGAGACACGCAAACATTAATAGACAGTATCTATTGGGATATTCTTTTCAACAGTAACTATAGAAGTGTAAGTGCTGCATTGAGATATTTCAGTGGTAGCTTTGATGCTGATACTTTTGCTGAACAAAAAGATCAACACGTTGCAGCATTTGGTCAATCAAAAACATACACTGCGGCAGCACTCACAGATTCAACTTTGATTTCACGTTCTAATGCACTATGGGACGAAATTATAGATATTATTCAAAACGGTGACGAAGATACAGTGCCAGGCGATGCTGTTGCTGCGGCATACAGCTTCCCCGATCCAACAGGCTATAACACTTCTTATCTTGTTGGTTATGGAGATGCACGTGATCAACTACAAGCCAACAGAGACTATATCATTGCTGAAATAACAGCATGGATAGCTGTGCAAGTGGCTGCTGACGCAGAACCATTTGGCAGTGGATTTGTATATGATACTGATAAATGTGAAAGAGATACAGGTCTAATTCTTGATGCATTGATATATGATATTACATATGGCGGCAACTTGCAAAGTAGAAGAGCTGCTGAAGCATACTTTGTTGACGGTCAAGCACAATACGGCGACGGTCAACTTGAAGAAACTGTCGCTGCTTATGAAAGATTAAAAACTGTAATAGGACAAGTTATTGCGGAAGAAACAGTTGCTACATCAAGTGGTAATGCTGAATCACAAGATGTTAGCAACACACCAGGTAGTGTAGAAAGTAGAACATTTGCTGAAGCACGTATTCAAGAAATTCTAGATTATTTGGAAGATAACACAAGTTTGCCTACGTTGATTGAGCCAGGAACCTCTTGGGTAAACAGTGCACAAGTTGCC